ATAACGTCGACACCGATCTAAATAAAGATCGTATTAAGAATGAAATGAGTGATTTAATGAACGAGGCACAAGCACTTGATATCGTTTAAAGCAGTTCGGTATAAAAACTTTTTAAGTACCGGCAATAATTTTACTGAGATTCGATTGGATCGGTCTCAATCCACGTTAGTCGTAGGACAAAACGGAGCCGGTAAGTCTACAATGCTGGATGCTATCTCATTCGGTTTATTTGGTAGACCACACCGTAACATTAATAAACCACAACTGGTCAACTCAATCAATCAAAAACAGTGTTTGGTCGAGGTGGAGTTCTCTGTCGGTAAGACAGAATATAAAGTTGTTCGTGGCATCAAGCCTGGTAAGTTTGAGATCTATAAAGATGGACGGATGTTCAATCAGGAATCTCATGCAAAAGAGTACCAGCGTATGTTGGAACAGAATATTCTGAAGCTAAACCACAAGAGCTTCCACCAGGTGGTCGTGCTGGGAAGTAGTAGCTTTATTCCGTTTATGCAACTCCCGGCCGGCCACCGCCGAGATGTGATTGAAGATCTTTTAGATATTAACGTATTCAGTAAGATGAATCAGATTCTACGAGAAAGGAATGCAACGTTAAAGGACCAGACCAATGAAGTGGCATACCAACTCGATCTCATTTCGGACAAGATTGAAACTCAGAAAAAGTATATCAAAGATGTCAAAGCTCTCAACAAAGAATACGCAGATAAGATTAAAGAGGAGATTGCTGAGCTTGAGGCGGAGCAGTCTCGACTCACGGACGAAAACACTGAGCTCGGGACGTTCATTGAATCCAATAGCTCGAAAGTATCGGAGACGCTTGTTAAGCTTAATTCCAAGCATTCAACGCTCAAGGAGCATGAACATGAACTCAAATCAGAAATCAAAAAGCTTGTTAAAGAAACAAAATTCTTCGAAGAGAATAGCACTTGTCCGACGTGTTCCCAGCATATTGGTGATCAACTCAGGCAGGAAAAGATCACGGAAGCTTCCGCATCCGCCAAGTCGATCAATTCAAAACTATCTACTATCGATGAAGAGTCGAATAAAGTTGGATCAGATATTGAAGTCGCAAATAAAGTACAGGCGGTTATCACGAACAAACAGCATAACTTATTATCTAACAATAAACGACTCCAGCAGATTTCAGAAAGTCTGGCATCTAAAAGAAGTGATCTCGGAAAAATGCAGTCCGGTGGTTCCGATTTGGCAGAAGCAGAGGCAACTCTTGAAACCTATGCCGAACAGAAAGATTCACTACAGGAACAGAGACTTCATTTAAGTGATCAACGATCGTACAATGAAGTCATTGGAGAGATGCTGAAGGATACCGGCATCAAAACAAAGATCATCAAACAGTATCTACCGGTTATAAATAAACTCGTTAATCAGTATCTACAGATTCTAGACTTCTTCGTTCACTTTGATCTAGATGAGTCTTTCCAAGAAACGATTCGTTCACGTCACCGTGATGAGTTTACGTATGACTCATTCTCAGAAGGTGAGAAGCAACGTATCGATTTAAGTCTCCTGTTCACATGGAGACAGATCGCAAAGATGAAGAACTCGATCTCAACGAACCTATTGATTCTTGATGAGACGTTTGACTCTTCACTTGATGTGGATGGTGTAGAGAATCTACAGAAAATATTATCACATTTAAGTGATACAAATGTGTTCGTAATATCACATAAAGGTGATATTTTGGATGGTAAGTTCAGATCGAAGATCGAATTCGTGAAGGACAAAAACTTTAGTAAGATGGTAGCATAAATTGGTTTACACATGGGCCATTATGTGGTATAATGGATCATATATAATACACGGAGAATATAATGGAATTAAGTGAGAATACTCTGTCGATTCTTAAAAACTTTTCGACAATCAACCAAAACGTAATGATTCGTTCAGGTAACACAATCAAGACAATTTCTGAAGCTCGTAACGTATTGGCCACGGCTGTGACCGATGTGGAGTTTCCAACAGACTTTGGTATCTATGATCTTAATGAATTCATCGGAGTGCTCGGCTTAGTTGATACTCCACGCCTCAAATTTGAAGACGAGTATGTCACCATCGGTGATTCCACTGGTCGTTCAAAAGTTAAGTACTTCTTCTCTTCTGAAGAGACCTTAACGACTCCATCGAAAGACATCAACATGCCTGAAGCAAACGTTAAGTTTGTGTTGGACAGCGACACGCTGAATAAGCTTAAGCGCGCTGCATCCGCTCTTGGTCATGATGAGGTATCCATCTCCGGCAAGGATGGCGTATTGAGTCTTTCTGTGGTTGAAAGCCAAAACTCTACATCGAATAAATTTTCGATCGACATCGATGGAGACTTTGGTGATGCCACCTTCAACTTCATCCTAAGCATCACGAATCTTAAGATTCTACCGGGTGACTATGATGTAAGTATTTCAAATAAGCTTATTTCAAACTTCTCTCATAAAGAGCTCAATGTCAACTATTGGATTGCGCTTGAGAAAACTTCCAGTTATAACTAAGGAGCACACACATGTCTGAACAGACTGATCAACTCGTTGAGCTTACTAACCGTATTGCTCGTTCCACCATCGCTGTAGTCGATGCTGTTACACAACGTGGTGGCTTTAAGGGAGAGGAACTCTCCACGATCGGCCAACTTCGTGATCAATGTATTCAAGCTGTATCTCTTGTTGAGCAAATTCAACAGGAAGATCAGGTGAACGTTGACGAAGAGTAACACTTGGGGCTTCGGCCCCTCCCTCCCTTTGATTGAGAGCTTATATAATGAATGAATTCCTATGGGTCGAAAAATATCGACCTCAGACTATTTCTGACTGTATCCTTCCTGATACACTCAAAGCCACCTTCCAAAAGATAGTAGACGGTGGTGAACTACCAAACATGTTACTTACCGGTACAGCTGGTCTCGGTAAGACTACTGTTGCTAAAGCTCTGTGTAATGAGTTAAATCTTGATTGGATAATCATCAACGCATCCGAGTCAGGTAACATCGATACACTTCGAACAAAGATCAAACAATTTGCATCCACCGTCTCACTTCAAGGTGGATATAAAGTAGTCATCCTTGATGAGGCAGATTACCTCAACGCTCAGTCTACTCAACCAGCGTTGCGTGGATTCATCGAAGAGTTTTCAAATAACTGTCGATTCATTCTAACCTGCAACTTTAAGAACCGTATCATCGAACCTCTACACTCTCGGTGCGGTGTATATGAATTCAATACGACGAAGAAAGAACTCGCGCTTTTGGCTGCACAGTTTATGAAACGTGCAACTAGAATCTTAGAAGATGAGGGTATCAGCTACGACCAAATGATGGTCGCAGATTTAATTATGAAACACGCTCCTGATTGGAGGAGGATATTAAATGAACTTCAGCGATATTCTATGGTGGGCATTGATAATAGTGATAGGACTACACTCGCTGGTTCCTATAATGATCTATTTCAATATCTAAAGACAAAAGACTTTAAGAAGATGCGCTCATGGGTAGCGCAAAACGTTGATGCCGACGCCACGGCTATCTTTCGTGCGATCTATGATCAAATGAACGAGAAGATCAAGCCCGAGTCTATCCCTCAACTCGTCTTGATCCTGGCGGACTATTCCTATAAGAATGCATTCGTTGCTGATCATGAACTCAATATCGTGGCGTGTATGACAGAGATCATAGCAAATGTCGAGTTTGTTTAAGGTATGGAAATATGAATCCATTTGAATACTTAAACGCTATTAATTATACGAAACAAGACATCATGACAGATGATACGGCTGAGAAAAGCTATAACAGCTTCATGGTGAATAGGTCTCTTTCGTACTTTCCAGATACCGTCTTGGCTGCGAATGAGATGAACATTAACCATAACGTAGACTCACGTCTTCAATTTGACTTTCTTATAAATATAATCCGTAAGCGGAAACGCTTTTCAAAATGGGATAAAAAGAAAACAAATAGTGACGTGGAAGTGATCAAAGAGTATTATGGCTATAACGATCAAAAAGCCCTACAAGTTTTAGAAATACTTTCCACCGACCAATTGAATGAACTACATAAAAAGGTATATAAAGGTGGAAGAAAGTAAACTTGTTGAGTGGAATCCAGCTAAGATGTTGGAAGTCACTCTTAATGAGCCGGATGATTTTTTAAAAGTTCGTGAGACGCTTACTAGAATTGGAGTAGCATCGAGGAAAGATAAGAAGCTATTTCAATCTTGTCATATTCTCCATAAACAGGGTAGATATTTTATAGTACACTTCAAAGAGTTGTTCTTACTGGACGGAAAGAAATCAAATCTGGAAGAGAACGATATAGCACGCAGAAATACCATCGCGACTCTTATGTCCGATTGGGGACTCATTACAATTGAAAACAGAGAGTCGGCCCAACCTCTAGCTCCGCTGAGACAGATTAAAATCATAGCCTTTAAAGATAAGGATCAGTGGGAGCTTTGTCCAAAATATAACATAGGAAACAAATGAACTATAAGAAAGTCGAATGCGTAAATTGTGGTAAAGAATTTAGACAAGTTTTAGATCATGCATGGATAATTCATTGTAGTCAAAAATGTGCTGATGAACAAGAGCGAAGTAGAACAACATCTAAAAAGAATGATGGAGATCTTCGGCAGTCTGCCTGATCCTGTTCATCAACCAAAAAAATTCAAATATATGCTCGAGCTGTATAGGTTCCTGTATATATAGAATCGGATGCGGAATGGTTCCGGTCCAAGTAACATAACCTTGCTTTAATTAGGAGGTCAATCATGACAATTCAAGGTGTAAATCATTTATTCCCACGTTCAGCATTTGTAGGGTTTGATCATTTATTTGATGAACTCGACCGGGTCGCTAGACATGCGAACGATAACTATCCCCCTCACAACATCGTCAAGGTAGACGACACAAATTATTTGATCGAACTGGCAGTCGCCGGGTTTGCTCGCAATGAGCTTGAGATTGAAGTGAAGGATAGATCGCTGAAGGTAAAGGGTAAGCACGAAAATCGTGGAAGAGACTATATCCACAAGAGTATCTCAACCAAGAAATTCGATAAAACATTTCGTTTGTCTGAATATGTTCAGGTAAATGGAGCAGATCTTACAGACGGTATACTTGCCATTGGTTTGGAAGTTGTCATCCCAGAAGAGATGCGTCCTCGCACAATTGACATTAATTCAAACACGCGAGGAGTCACACATGACAACACAAGCAACCCGACTACCCGAGATTCGGAAGCCGTCCTTCTCACTGAAGGATCTACTGAGTCCGGTAACTAAATTCATCGTTCGTATCTATGATTCGTTCGTTGAGGCTCGCCAATTACAGGCGGCAATGGAAACGGCACAACATTTGAAGGCATTCAATAAAGACTTCAAACATATGTCGTATAATGATATCATTCAGCAAATTATGGGTGATATTAAAAAGGATCGTGAGTAATTCAATATTTGGGTATTCCTAATGATTATATTATGTAGTTTTGGAAACGCTCACGTAAGACACAAGTCCATTTTGGACACATACACACACAGGAGACACTATTATGTCGAACAAAAATCCATTTGAAATCCGTTCAGATATGCTGGCACTTGCAAAAGAATATATGGATCAGCAGTACCAGATGAATATTGCTTTTGCAGAAAAAGCATTAGATACTGGTAGAAAATCTATTGAGGAAGTACAAGGTATGTACAAGA